CCCCTCCGTAATGCCGCCGCCGTATTTTGCCATCAGCTCCGCATTGGAAAGGTTTACATCGTTCGGGTCGGAAAGGCGGAAGGCGAAGGTGTTGTTTTCCTTTCCTGCCAGTTTTTCGTTCACTCTCTGCATCTCCTTTGCTACCCGTGCATCGTGTCCGGCAATGTTCCCCCCGGTGTATCGGTTCACAAAATTGCCGTCCTTATCGTATGTTGTCGTTGTCACCGTCCCCCGGTTGTATTGGTCTACAATCTTGTTCCCAAGCTCGTCGCCGCGCACCACCAAATCGCGCACCCAGCCGATGTCGTTCTCGCCTAAGCCGTAGCCGTTGCTGTTCGCCAAGGGATAATATCTGTAGTTGTCCCTCAGCTTCTCTGCCGCGCTGTGCGCCGCTGTCATGCCGCCTTGGTCGCCTGCCGCCTTCGCCTCGTTGTATTTCTGCTGATAGCTTTTTAAAAGCGTCTGGTCGGGAAGGCTCATGCTCCCGTCCCCGTTGTAGGTTCCCTCGCCGCTCTCCGCCTTCTGGTGGGCGTATTGCCTTGTAATGTAAGCCTGTAGGGCTGCCCTCTGCGCCGCGTCCGTGCTCCCGAAGGAGGTCGGCGCGGTCGGGTTTTCCGCCTCTGCCGCTGTCGCTGTCTGGGTCTGCGTGGTCGCTGTCGGCTGTATTGCCGCCTTGTTCGCGTTGTTCAGTGCCGCCTCCGTGCTGCGGTATTGCCCCTGCGGTGCGCTTGCCTGCGGCATTCCGCCGTAA